TATTAGTAGCCATTCCGCTTTAGGTTCTTCACCTAAATCAATTAACGCCTGTGCTATTTTATCGTCTTGTGAACTTAATTCAGTAGCATCTACACCTGTTTCTTCTACCGCTTGTTCTTCAGTTATTACATTTTCTAAATCTGTAAACTCTAAAGGCTTTAACGTTCTAAAATATGTCTTTAAAGAAACGCCATTGTAACCTAAAATAGTGTCTATAGCATCTAACAATAACTCCTGCATTGGTCTAATAACCATATTATCAAATAAGATAAAAGAGTTTTGTAACTCGTCGGCATTAGAACTAAAACCATTAGCAGAAGCAATACCAAATAAAAGCGGACTTGTAACGTTATGTCCTAACATAATCTTACGTAAGCATTCTTCACTTAACGTATTGTACAAATCAGGCGCATCGTTTACAGGCATTGAATCTACCGTAGTCTTAGAGTCTTGGTTATTGTTAAAAGCTACTATTACCTTTTCGCCTTTAGTTCCTGTCAACTGATTTAAAACTTGTTGTTTAATCAATAACTGCTGTTCTTCCGAAGGAACTCCGTTGTTAAAGTTTATAACGGCACGCCCCGAAAAACCATTGTTAACTTCATTGATTAAATAGTTAGCAATATCTTCTTCAAGTTCCGCGTATGGTAATGCTCCGTGATAATCTACGTAACTATAGTATTTCATACCTACAGAATAAGGTCTTATAAACATTATTTCTATAGGTTCGTTTGAATATCCAAAAGCAGGTATTCTCTTTGGAGTAAAGTTTCTTAAATCTTGCCAATTATCACAATAGTAATACGCTTCTACTTCGCCTTTTTCGTTGCACTTTTCCGCTCTTAATAGTTGCACTGGAACGTGATAAACTTTAGATATCTTCTTTCTATCCTTAGAGTAAATAACTTGAACAGCACATTGACCTAACATCTTTAAGTCGCTTACAATATGTCGCACACACTCCTTAGAAAACAAAACCATCATTTGAGCATACTCGTTAGGCTTTCTCGAAGCATCTACTGCGCTTAATCCTTTTCCATATACTAACCGAGTAATATTGTTTATTATTGCGTTATTAGTCGTGCTATTAGTATATCTATCTATCAAATATTGATAGTAGTTATTGTCTTCTCCATATTCCACCCACGCATCACGCTTAGACTCCTTTATTTCAGGTCTTGAATATTCGCTTAATTTTAGTACGTGTATATTACTCATAAACTATAAAGTCGTTAGTTGTAGAATTAGAAGTGTATTGTCCGTTATTTACACTAAATGATACAATAGGTTGGTTAGTACAAAACACTTTATCTTTATAAACTACGTCAGAGCCATCTTTTACTACCAAGTTATAGAAATGTCCTTGTGTTAGGTTAAAAGTCGCTGTAATCGTGTTTATGTAGTCTCCTATCGTGTTAGAACTAATCGTTACTTCTACTTCTACGTTTGTTTGGTCATCAGTCAAAAATAAACCATCGTAACTATCACTTCTTGGAATGAAGCTAAAAGTTTGCGGGTCATTTGTTTCTTGAAGAACTATCATATATTAATAACTACGTTTTTACGTATTTGTTTCTAAGTAAAAAAGCCGACCCTATAAAGAATCGGCTTCACCTATGAATATATGGAAAATTACGCAGTTACTATAGTAGCGTCTGTTCCTGCTCCTGTTTCAAACAAAGTCTTTAAACCTGCTTCGTCAGAACAATTCAAAAAGTTAGCAGGACTAACCTCTTGTGCTGTAAATGTCAAAGAGTATCCGTTGAAGTCACCCAAAGCAGAACCTGAAGATACAGTACCGCCTGTTACGTCAGCACCTTGTGTAAGTCCCATCAAAAAGAATTGGTCTGTCATAGTTCTAACAACGATTCTCGGTCTACCAAACGCTAACAATTTAACGTTCTTATGTGTAGCGATGTCTTGTCTTTTCAACTGAATAGAAAGAGTTTGTTCAAAGAAAGTAGTACCATTCTCACGAGAAGAATTGATAGTAGTTTCAAAAGAGTTGTTTCCTTTTAATTCGTATTTGTATAGGTTTAACGCTGCAGCAGGTGTCCAGTCGTCAATTAAGTCCGTGTTAGTTACGTCGTAAATAACATCGTCCGCGTTTAAGTCGTCGTAGTTAATGAAGTAAACGGCTTTCAATCCTGAAACCGAATCCTTACATTCTTCAATACGACCATTTGTAATTTCGCAAGCCATTTTAAATGTTTTTAATGTTTAACAAAAAAGGGTGGCGTTTATTTCACCACCCTCGTTCTTTCAGTTTCTAATTATTAGTTAGCAGAGTTTGTGATTCCGTAAGTAACCATATCTTCAGCAAAACCGTATTTAGCGTCAGCAGTAAATCGCATAACTACACGTACGTTTTCACTTCCGTCAAGGTCAGCCATATCTAAAACTTTAACTAAGTTCATATCATTTAAGATACCTGTAGCGAAGTGTAGGTTAGATTTAGTTGTAGCGATAGCAGTGTTAGCAGCAAGTCCGTTAGCCATAAATACTTTGATTCCGTCAAAGAAAACATCACCAAATACTTGGTTAGTTCCTTTGTTATCGTAACCATTAGCACCTACACCTGAAGAAGCAAATCCACCTAATGCACGTACATACGCTTTGTAAATGTTTTGAGAAACGTAAAGAGTTAAATCGTCTTGTCCGTACATTCTTGCAGGAATAGCGTCAACTAATTTACCTAATTCAACAACAGCATTTGAAGCAGTTACAGTAGTTCCTGTTACTTCTTGTGCAGCTGGTAAAGCAGCATCAGCAGCAATTTGTGTAGAAATACCTGCGAATTGGCCTGCAGTAGCGTTAACACCTGTCCAAATTGTAGTTTCCATTGCAGAAGCAACTTTTTCTGAAACGTAAGCAATAAGGTAATCAGAGAATGATTTAGGAAGTTGGTCAAATGCAGAATAACCCATTTCAGAGGCTTGCCAAGTTGAATGAAAATCTTTTCGGCAAAGCTGCAAATTTACTTGAAATTCTTCGGGTTGAAGAACTCTTTCAGTCAATGTTAATGTAGAAGTAGCATCGAAGTCACAAGTAGCATTCTTAACGATATCGTCAAGAGCAACTTTTTGGATAACTTGTTTGTACTTTACGTTCGGGTGGATAGTCATTCCGCCTTTTTCTAAAGTTGGTGCAGACAATAACGCTGCAGCAATGTACTTACCTGCGAACTCGCCAGCATAAGTAGTTGTAATTGAAGTGGTTGTAGCCATTTTTTAAATTATTAATTTAGTTATTTATTGATTTTATTTAATATGTTATTCATAATAGTGTTTCCACCTTTAGAAGCGAATTTAAAACCTTCAACTTTTTGTACGTTTTCAGGATTAAATATGATAGGTTCTACGTCTGTTTCTTCAGTAGAAAGTTCAACTTCTACTTTACCTTCAAGTTTAGCTTTAAGTTCTTCGTTTTCTTTTTTCAATGCTTCCATTTCTGCGAAGAATGTTTCTTTAACTACGCTTTCGATAGTCTTCTTAATAGTTTGCGTAGGCTCTGTTGACATTTCTTCTTCCATTGGTTCTTCTTCATTAGCAGGAACTTCAACTTCAACTTCAGGTGCTTTTTCTTCTTTCTCTTTCACTTCAGCAATGATACCTTCTTCAGCAACTACCAAAACACGACCGTCTTCTAAATTATAGCTTCCTACTGGTAAAGGTATTTTTTGCTCGTCTTCAGTAACTACTACTACTTCCATTCCTGCTTCAAATGATTCAGCTTCAATAACAGTAATGTTATCGTCTAATTTCATTGTTTCTAATACTACTTCCATTCCAAGAAGTGTACGAACTTTGTTTAGTATTTGATTTGTGTTCATATTTATTCTTATTTAAATTTTACTTGTTCTTGTCGCTAAGGCTTCAATAAGATTAACAATTCTTTCTCTTCTTGTTTCTATTGAATCTTTAATATTAAATAAAGCGAAATTTTCCTTACTTTCAGAAGGGTTTAACCCTAACTCTTTTATAGCTGCAACAAATTTTACTTGAACAGCATCTGATTTATCTTGAACTTCTTTTATTTTTTTTACAAGAATTTGTGATTTATTAAGTAAAGGAAATAACTCTTGAATTATTTTATCTAATTTATCTTCAGTCGCAGAAGCTTCAGGAAATAATTTATTTAATTCTTCAGTAAATTTTTTAACATCATCTACCAATGCCAACTCTACTTCGTGTTTTGCTAAATCAGTTCTTTCTGGTTGCTCTATTTGAGCAATCTTAGACATAGTTGTTTTTAGAGTATTCATAACTTATTAACTTATTTATTTATTACTTGTTGCGTTTTTATCCGTTTGAACTTGTTATAGTTCTTGTTTCGTTCGTGTTTGTGACACTACTCGTTACTTGGTTTACCGTGCTTCCTATACCTTGCGCTTGTAGACTTCCATCACAGCACTTTGAGTTGTAAGTTCCGTCTTTACATATACACCCACGTTTACCTCCTTTAGGACTTGTTTTACTTGGTGTTTTTTTCATCATTGACCTCTATTTAGTTTTACGTATCTTTTACTTGTTTTTAACTTTGAGCTTTTTGAGTGTTGCTTAGGTCTTTTCTTTCGTGTTTTCCTAAGAAACGCGCTTACGTTAGTTTGCTTTTTCATTTCTTATTTTTTCAAGTTTACGTTGCGCCCATTCAATACCTTCGTCACCACCCCAAGCTAACCACATTAAACGACCGCATCCATCGCCTAATTCTTTATCGGAGTTTTGTCTATGTCTTTCAAATGCTGCCATTCGTGCTATAGTGTCCTCTGAAATAGGTTCGCCATTCGCTAATTGGTTCGCTCGTTGTTTACCTACAGCAGTTCCGCAGTCACCCCATCCATTTTCTTCTGCGTATCTTAACGCTATCTTTGCGTTTTCTTTAGCTGCTTCAGGGTAATCGGTATATGATTCGAGTTTTAGTAGGTTTTTAAGTTGCTCTATAATGTCTTGTTTTCTTTTATCCTCTAAACTCATTTCGTATTTGTCAGCGAAATAACCTTCTATAGAAAAACCTTTAACCTTACCTTCTTTGACATCTTTCCATACGTCTTCGTTGTTTACCTTCATTGAAATCATCCACGTACCAACTGGTAAATCAAAACCATATAATCGGCTTTTATCCGTCTTTTTGTCTTCTATAATCCAACTTTCTACAACTGACATTCCGTTAAGTTCTTGCTTGTGTTCGTAGGTAGCGTTGTTTTGATTACCACGCATTAAGAACAATTCACTTGCTTTACGTACTGTCTTTTCACTAAAGAAAATATAGTATTCGTCTTTT